TCGAGACCTAATGTGAAGCAGCCGATTCTGACGCAGTACTGTGACGGACAGAAGGTTTCCTGTCCGAGCTGGATGACCAGATTGCGTTTGCGTATAAACTCTCTCCAACCCCAGTATTTACAAGGGGTTGGAGGTATAAAAGTAAACATCAATAGTGGACTCTTTTTTATTAAACACGATTTTTTCCACTACGGATTTCAATAAATCATTGCGTGTCTGCATAGAGAGCTCTTCATTGAGCAGACTATCGTATACTGTTTTGATTTTGCTGCGGAGTGCAGCAGTGGTGTCTGATTTTGCAGCAGGTTTCGGGAGTGCATTTATGCGACTTTCTATACTATTTCTCTCTTCCAGAAGCAGTTCTTTATTCTTACGATACTCTTCGATAGTATCGATTCCATCCATATAAGCCATTTTAATACGTTTTTCTTTCTTTGCGAGTTCATCCAATTGATTTTGATAAATATCAATAGCTGCAGGATAGTTGCTTTGAGAATCTGTATTAATAACCTTGAACGATAGATTTTCAGAGCTAATAGCATCTTTCAGAGCTGCTAGAACCATAGGAACTATTTTCTTTTCTGATATAGCATGTGAAACATTACATTTTCCTTTCAAATATCCATAGCACTGCAGGTAAATGTACCGTTTGCCTTGTTTATTGGCACCTGCAAGAGAAATAGACAGCGACCGGCCACAGGCAGAACATTTGACAATACCGGACAACCAGTGAGAGCATACGCCACTTGGTTTCGCATATCGTGGGCGATAATTTGACTCAAGCCGGACTTTTGCCCTTTGAAACTGTTCAGGAGATATAATTGGTTCATGTGCTCCGTCGGCAATAATCCATTCGGTCTTGTCTTTTGGACGTGATGCAGAATCTCTTTTATTCCAAACGGATTTACCGGTATATACTTCATTGGTCAATATGTATTTGATTCCGCGGTTTTCAAAAGACTTACCGGCCCGCGTTTTATATCCAAGAGCATTGAGCTGACGTGTGATCTCAATGATAGAATAACCCTGCTCAGTGTATAGATTGAAAATCATACGGACTATTTCAGCCTCTGATTCCACAATAACAGGAGTTGCTTTGTGTGCCGTAATAGAATATCCGAGGGGTGGACTTGCTTGAAAATTACCGCGCATAGCATTTTCTGTCATACCTCTGGTGACTTCACCGGAAAGACGGATAGAGTAATATTCATCCATCCATTCTATGATCCTTTCAATAAGTGTACCAAAAGGACCGTCAACAAGAGGCTCAGATACACTAATAACCTCTACATTATTTTTACGAAGCAATGATTTATATACAATTGATTCCTCCTGATTTCGTGCAAAACGAGAGAACTTCCACACGAGTATAACATCAAAGGGATGTTCTTTTGATTTGGCAAGTCCTATCATACGTTGAAAGTTTGGCCGTTTATCTGCTTTACGTCCGCTTATGCCATCTTCCTCAAATATGTATTCGTTTGACAGTATGATATTATTTTTGGCAGCATATTCCAAAAGAAGTCTGCGCTGAGCATCAGGAGATAGCTCTTCCTGTTTGTCTGTTGAGACTCTGATATACAGAGCGCCAGTGCGTAGTTTTTCCATATTACACCTATCCTTTCTAAAAATATATGAAAAAAGGTACAAAAATAACACCTATCCTTTGACAGATGGTGTTCCGAAAGGTATAATATGGTTGTCTGGACCTATTATACTCTTCGGAGTACGGGTTACATCGCCTTGGTGTTGGTAGCACTAGGGCGATTTTTAAATTTAGTAGCAACGTTTGCAAGGAGTAAGTCCCATGCTTTCAACTTCTTCCTTGGTAATCTGTTTAGGATTATCCATATTACTGCAGCTTGATTTACGGTGGTATCTTGATCCACCATCCACATACCAAACCATATCAGCTTTATTTTCATCTGCAGTATTATTTGCAGTGTTGTCTGTAGTAGTATTTTCTGCCGGAGCATTAGTTACAGAATTATCTGGTGTGACATCTGCAGCCGGAGTATCGGTTACTGTATTATTAGGTGCAGTAGGAACACTTGGTAAATCTGCTGATGTATCTACAGGATAGTAATGATAGTTATCATCACTTTCAAGTGTAATATTACCTATCGCTTTGTATAGTGATCCATCTTTGTTTAGAATACCATAAGTAGGAGCAACAGTATCACAGCCAGTAAATATTATTCCGGTGCTATTATCACCAGTAATAACTGAAAACCAGTTATAATTTTGAGAACTAACGTAAGCACATAGATTTTTAAAATCTTCTTGTGTGGTTTTCTCAAGTCGTGGCTTTGCGACATTTATATAAGCATACTGACCGATTACCTGATCACCAGTACCATTCATAACATCTTCAACATGGACTTTGTAGTCAGTAAGATTTCTTTTGTTGGTTGTAATTTGATATCCAATTATGAGAGCAAAACAAACTACAACTAGAAAAATCAGACCAATTAAAGTATTTATTAGTTTATTTGGTCGCCTGCGAGTGGTTGCCTGAGCTGTAGGTCGACTGTAAGCTGGTGGGACATATACAGGTGGAATGTATGCCTGCTGAGTTGGTGTAGGTTCATTTAATGGTTCACCACATATCTTACAAAATACATCATGGTTTTCGTTTTTTGCTCCACAACAAGGGCATTCATCCTTTATAGATTGGCGATAATTAAGTGATTGCATTCATATCCCTCCTTAATTTCAAAACCCCAAGGGGTTCAAAATATATCACATAATTTTCATAATTTACCATAGTACCATATTTGTCTTTGTAATAATCAATGGCATCTTGCAGGAAATCTTCTGATAAGTTCAGATAGTCAGCTATATCATATCTGCTCTGACATCCATGCTCGTAAGCACGGATAATATCTTGGAACTGAAGCATATAGTAATATGCCCACACTCGAGCGCGCCTTTCCTGTTTTCTATTTGTCACGGTGCTTTGGTCAATAATATTTCCGTAAGTTGTAGCATGGTGACCAAGCTCTTCAGCTAACACGCAAGCCTTATCTATATCTGTCAGGTTTTTATCAATGGCGATAAAAGCATCACAGTATAGACCTTTTAATCGTGTTTCAGATAAATCAAATTTCTCAGTAACAATTACATGCTGTTTATCAGCACTATCAAGTAATTTTTCGTATTCTGTCAAACAGTTTCTCTCCTTTATTTTTTGTATAGCGTAAAAAATCTATAGTTCAATAAAATGGATAGATTACTTTCTACTTGATTTTACAAATGCCGCAAACTCTTTGATACGATTGAGTTCATCTTCTGTGTATTCGTTTCCATCAAAGTGAGCTGCAAGTGTATTTGGATTTATCACTTTAGTGGTTTTGCTTGTACGTCCGAGAAGATAATCAATATCTACATTAAAGTAATCGGCAATTGTTTCCAAAACTTCAAAATTAGGCTGTCGCTCTCCGCGTTCGTACATGTTAATAGAACTTTTGGAAATACCAAGTGCATCAGCAAGTTCCTGCTGTGACAATTGGCGTTCATTTCGTAATAGTTTTAATATCTTATCGAATTGAGCCATGTGCTTACCTCCATGTTTCTTAATTTGTATTATACACGATACGTGTATTAAAGTAAATAAAAAAATGCACGAAATGTGCTTGACATATGTGCACAATATGTGTATATTGAGGATAAGCACAAAACGTGCTCGAAAGGAGATGATATTTTGAATAAGAAAATTATTGCTGAAAGATTGATTAAATTACGAGGCGAAAAAAGCAGAGAACTGGTAGCAAATGCGTGTGGAATAAGCATATCAGCGTTAGCAATGTATGAACAGGGAGAGCGTATTCCACGAGATGATATAAAAATAAGATTAGCAAAATTTTATGAATCAACAGTTGAATCAATTTTTTTTGATTAAAATGAGCACGAAACGTACTCGAAAAAGGAACGATATGTACAAAAGTTTACAAGATGTGGAGCAGTAGCTCAAATTATTTGAAGCTGCAGAGGAGAAAAAGCCATGACAAAGGAAGAATCACTCAGACTTGAGAAAATCCTCAAGAAAATAGATAAAGCAGATGAGACAAACTGCGAGAAAGAGGAAGAATACAACAGTTTCTGTACTAACACGAGAGCGGACTGGAACGAGGAAAAGTATCAAAAGCTCAAGAGAGAAAAAGCCCTCACAGAGGCAGCATACTTTGCAAGCCTCATTGAACTCAAGGCAGAAGTGAAGTGCATGCTGACTTGATAGAAAATACATCCGGCAAGCCCGGGGATGAAAGCAGAAAAAGGCAAGCGAACATGCAGTATAAGCATAGTATTTACCGGAGGTGATAACCATAGCACTCAAATATAGGATATTTGTTCACACTATGGAAGATGATCAGATATATCGTTTTGACGATCTGACACAGGAACAGAAGAAAAAATTAGAACAAAAACTAATAGAACAAGTAGAAAATGTGCCATTGAGACTTGCGGAGGAGGCATAGACTGCATCTGCAGTCTCAGTGGACAAGCTTAAAAATGACAAATTAAATAATATACTTCTGGGCTTGATGGAGCACCGAAAATGCTATTTAACTCCTGTAAATTAAACTAAAACTTCCATCTATACATACGTAAACCTATTTTGTACATACAAATCGGTGCTCCGTCAAGCCCGGAAATGAAAAAGGACAGGACATGAAAAAAGGTGAAATTTTAATAACGACAGGCATAAGCTTCTTTCTTCTGTGTAGCATGGGCATAGACAGCCCGGCACCACAGGGACAGATGCTTGTTATCGGAGGGATGCTCATATCAGCGTGTGTGACGCTTTTGGGATTCTGGTTTGAATGGATCGAAAAAGGACAGCGCGAGAGCATCCAAAGGACAATGGAAATAAGGAGGGCGGGCAAGATTGCTGCAGAGGATACAAAAAGTACACTCCCAGTTAGAAAGACAGAGCGCGGCCGCATACATAACAGAGACAGCGACAAAGAGAAAGCGCAGGAGAGAAGAGTCATTTGATGCCGTTTTGCAGGCAGAAATAGCAAAGCTCAAGGCCTCGAACAGAGGCTGATTTAAAACATTCTAAAGTATTAAAGTTAGGAAAAACTATGGCATACATCCAGGATACTTATTACCTGGGAGATTATATAGCGACTGAGATAAAGTTTATAGGAAGGAATGGAGCCAAGGGTGAGAGGAGAGCCAAGAAGATAAAAGCTACTCCCGAGCAGATGGCAAGGCAGAATCAGTGGACGAGGGAAAAGAAAGAGAAATACCTGATACTTGCTAACTTCCGTACAGGTGATGTATGGGTGACTCTCAAGTACCCAAGAGGGACAAGACCGGATGCTGAGAGAATCAAAAGGGACTGGAAAGTATTCACAACGGAAATGAGAAAGCTATACAAGAAGCTGGGCATTCCGTTTAAGTGGGTGAACCGCATGGAGATAGGCAGGTTCGGAGGCCCACATATACATTTCCTCTGCAATCGCGTGGACAACATCGACACACTCATAAAGGACACATGGCACAAGACCATTGCTGATCTGATTGTCCAGGGCAAGAACTACGTAAACATTGCTCCATATGATTCAGACGGAGCAAAGGAAGTGGCAGAATATCTGACCGCCAAGCCTGACAAGAAGGGCATAGAGGGGCAGCTCAATCTCTTCGGAGAGGAAGAACAGAAGGTGTTCTGCAAGGTGAGCAGTTCAAGGAACCTAGTGAGACCGGAGCCTAAGCGCAAAAAGTACGCACACTGGACCATGGCAAGGTTCTTCAAGGATGGCATCAAGCCGGACAAGGGCTACTACGTGATGCCGAACACCGTGAAGGTGGGCGTCAACAAGTGCACAGGCTATTCATACCTCTACTACATGCAGCGGACTATCTCAGACGGCAAACCCCCCGGAAACCGCATAAAGCCCCAATGGGAGGCAGATTATACACATTATGAAAAAAGTTAACGTATACATCTATTCAGGTATCAGAACAATTAAAAAAACAGACGGAGCAGCAGGTTACGTTCTGTCATATATGACCAAAAAAGACATCGAAGCCACATTGAGCAACATAATCTATCTTGAGGATGTGACGCGTCACGAGGCAGAGCTTGAAGTCCTCAACCAGGCACTTTCAAGGCTCAACACAAAAGACATTGAGATAGACATATACACCGACTCAAGTTACCTTACATCAGCGCTGGATCTTGACTGGATACACAAGTGGCAGCAGTCAGGCTGGAAAAATTCCAAGGGCGAGCTGGTAAAACATGCCGACAAATGGCAGAAAACGTTGATTTTACTCAATGGGACACGATTTTATATATACACGAATCAACACCATGAATACAGCAACTGGCTCAAAAGCCAGTGCGAGAAGAAAGGACCAAAATGAAACCACTATCAAGTTTATTTTACGAAGCGTACGAGCCACGCCAGAAGCATTACAAGCTTTCAATGAGGCTCAAGGAAAGCGTAAACGAACACACCATAAGAATCACCCAGAACGGTCGGGAAATAATCAAAGTCACGGAAGAAAGCCGTGAGCTAGCTTTTAACGTGGCAACCAAGGAACTTGTTAGAAGATTCCCGATAAAGCGCAGATAGAGCTGAGCGTGTATGCAGAAAGAGAGGCAGTAGTTGAAGAACAGAACAATCAGCGGAGAAAAGCCAATTGAAGAACAGAAATGCTTTTACGACTCGAAGCAATGCACCATAGCGTGCAAGTATTACAGAACCTGTATACACAGCCCGCTGAAAGACAGGAGATGATTCAATGGAACACAGAGACTTTATCATACAAAGCATCCAGAATATGTCCGGCAGACACTCACCATATGAGGTGTTTGCCGACTGGGTGAAAATGTCGGCCATATCCATTCAGAACGCATGCGTGATGATACATGACAAGGTATGGGAAGACAGGGAGCAGCAGTACATGCTTATCCAGAAGAAATACACAAAGGATGAAATGATGGCATTCTCAAACATGCTTGCAGCAGTCACGCTCACCTTTGATGAGAAGTTTGATGATGCGCTCGGGGACGTATACATGAAATCCAGATGCGGAAACAAGGGCACCGGCCAGTTTTTTACACCATATCACGTATCGTATGCCACTGCGTCGACAGGATACACGAACGACATCAGAAAGCTCTCACAGGACAACGTCATAGAGGTGGCAGAGCCTTCCTGTGGTGCAGGTGGAATGATTATAGCAATTGCACAGCTCATGAAAGACAATGGGCTGAATCCACAGAGAAACATGCATGTCACAGCGCAGGACCTTGACTGGACTGCAGTGTATATGACTTACGTGCAGCTCTCACTCTTAGGTATCCGGGCGACAGTGGTACAGGGAGATTCACTCGCTGAACCATACAAGCCGGGTTATCCGAAGGAAAGAGTGTGGCGCACACCGGCAGAGATGGGGGCGCTGTTATGAGAGATAAGCTTCTGGAAGAAATACTATGTATTCTGACAGGCGAGAGCATAGACACAGAGAAAGTCAGAAGCAGGCTATACATCCTGCTCAGCAAGTACGAGATTGAAGAACGGTGCACAGAGCTGTCCACAGTCCACGAAGATGACATCTCAAAGTACATCAGATTGTTTTTAATCAACAAGAAAGTGGCAGGACGGACAGAACGCACGTTAGCCTTTTACAAAGGACAGCTCAACAATTTCTTTGAAGGAGTCAACAAATCTCCTATTGAGGTCACATCAGACGATATCAAGCTGTATCTGGCCACTAAGGAGATAAGAGACGGCAACAGTAAGGTCACGATTGCAAACACCAGCCGAGCGATAGCATCATTTTACAAGTGGATGACCAAGGAAGAGTACATCACCAGAGACCCAATGTACAAAGTGGACAGCGTCAAGGTGCCAAAGAGAAAAAAACACGCATTCACAGAGTTTGAAATTGAAAAACTAAGACATATTGTAACAGATAAGCGGGACATAGCTATTCTTGAAGTTCTCCTGTCAACATGGTGCAGGGTCAGCGAGGTTGAGCAGATGAACATATCAGATATCAAAGGTGAAAAGATGGAAGTGCTTGGAAAAGGTGAAAAGACAAGGACTGTATATCTTAACGCAAAGGCACAGGTAGCGTTAGCAGATTATCTGCAGAGCAGAACTGATAAGAACGATGCACTTTTTGTTTCACGACGAGGAAAGGCAACCAGGCTATCGAAAGGAAGCCTTGAAAAAATAACCAAAGATTATGGCGAGAAATGCGGAATTGATAAATGCCATCCACATAGATTCAGGCGGACAGGCGCTACATTCGCTCTGCGCAGGGGAATGCCTATAGAGCAGGTCTCTAGGCTATTAGGTCACGAAAATATAGAGACCACACAGATATATCTTGACATATCTGAGGATGCGCTGGAGCAGGCACACAGAAAGTATGTATAAGGAGCAGCAGTATGACACTTGAAGAACAAAGAGAACAGCTCTTTGTAGATTACTACGAAGAGTGGATGACAAAATATAAAAAGGATGTCGTGCGAGAGGTCACATACATAAAATACAAGACAACACTAAGATGGCTGAAAAAATTAGCACCTGACGTTACGATGAGACAATTAACAAAGTCAGAGTATCAGAACATCCTGAACAGATATGCTCTCGAACACGAGAAAACTACAGTACAGGACTTTCACCATATGCTGCGAGCGTCACTGATAGATGCGTACGATGAACGGATCCTGGAGAGGGATATCTCTCACAGGGCAGTAATCAAAGGCAAACTGTCAAACATCCATAAGCGCACAAAATACCTGAACAAGAAGGAACTGGAAAAGCTGCTTGAAGTGCTTGATACCGGAAACAAAATCAACTGGGACTGGTTCATTATGCTGATTGCAAAGACCGGGCTCAGATTCGAGGAGGCATTGGCACTCACACCAGGCGATTTTGATTTCAACAACTTGAAGATACACATTACGAAAGCATTCGATTACAAGATAACAAATGAGTTTTGCAAGACGAAAAACGAATCATCTGTAAGATCGATTCTATTGGACTACCGCACGGCACTCAATTTTGAGAAGCTGACAAAAGGCATGGATCCGGACGAAAGGATATTCAACTTCGGACCGAGAATCTACAGCTCAACAGCCAACAATTTTCTTCACAGAAAATGCAAAGAGGCAGGCATACGTGAGATATCCGTTCATGGTTTGAGACATACACACGCATCGATTCTCATGAGTGAGGGCGTTACACTGCCGAGCATATCAAAAAGACTCGGGCACTCAAGCATGGAGACAACGCAGAGAGTATACCTGCACCTCATTCAGGAACTGCAGGTAAAGGATGATGGCAAGATCATGGCAGCCATGATGGAGCTGATGTAGGAGGAAAACATGCCAAAATACACAAAATACTTAGAATTTTCACAAAAAGAGCGCACTGCCATAAGAGAGCGTGACAATTATCGGTGCATATTCTGCCAGATAGGCTATGAGATGCCACCGACAGCAGTCCCTGAGATGGATATAACAGACATCATGCACTACATACCACGCTCATCCATGGGACTTGGCATCAGGCAGAACGGAGCAGTCGGATGCCGGTACCACCATCATATGATGGACAATGGCAGCAGTGGAGACCGCAAAGAGATGCTTGAGATGTTTAAGAGCTATCTGGATGAGTTTTACCCCGATTTTGCAGACCGGGACAGAAAATATGACAAATGGAGGTTCCTAAAGGGTGAGTAAAGTAAATATATTTTCAAAAGACCTTAACCGGATGAGCAGAGAACCGATAGGCGGCTTGTCGCTTAAACAGATAAGGCAGCAGGTTATAGATTACCTACAGGGTAAGAAAACCGTCTGTGTAGACTATCGTAAAATAAGAGCGGACCAGCGCGGTCGCGAGGATGATGAGCCTACCGGCAAAGAAAAACTTGAAATTGTGGAGGTAATGAAATACTTCACAATAGTTAAAAGACATGGATTTAATACATGCATCCTGCATCAGGACATGTTTTATATCGCAGGAATAGGAGAGGTAGAATGTTCATAGATTGCAGTAAGTTTGAAAAGGTTTTAAAAGCAGATTACAAATCGTGGGGCGTCAAGTTTGGTCTCACGAAAAAGGGGATGTATATTCTTCATGGCACAGGCTGGATAATAGAGGCGAATGCTTCATACGTCAACAAGGAGTTCCTTGGAACTGCAATAAAGGTATTAGGACCGGCACCGAAACCGGGCGAGTTTATCAAATATCAAAAGGGCAGCAGTCCACAGCATGAGATGGAGCTTGAACCAATGCTCTGGGATATGGCGGAAGAGTCAGATCCGGCTTATATATCACTTATCAAGATTATACAGAACGATAACGTATATTCGGTCACAAAGACACCAAAAGGAGCCCGCCTGATAAATGATAAGCGTCTTGCTATGATAGCGCCATGCAAGTGCACAGAGGACGAGATACCACCGTGTTCACCTGTGGTACACAATGACTGGCTACTAACATACAATGACGATATGGCTATAGGAATATGCTTCACAGATCCTGACTACAGGCCAGAGCTTGAAGTTTTAAGACTCCTCTCCGGAGTAGATTTCTACTGGCAGGAGTCAGACACCTACAGAATAGGTTGAAACACCTGCGAAAAACGCGAAAGAAACCGGGCATGCGAATTAATTTATATCACGAGAACTGATTTGTAAGCCATTTACACAAGGGAGCTTTTGTGCAGCTCCCTTTACTTCTAAGGAGAGGGAATGACAAAGAAAGAATTATCAAGCATATATTACATCAGACAGGAAATAAAGATGTGGGAAGAACAACTGGAGTTACTTACATGTAAGGCACAGGGCAAGGCTATGCGATTGACAGGTATGCCGTTTGCTCCGAGTAGTGGCACCGGTGATCAGATGGCAGATATAGCAGTACGTAAAGCAGATATAACAGAGCTGATTGAGAGAAAAAAGGAAAGGCTGCAGCAGGAGCAAAAGGAAATCATAGAGTGGATCATGACTATAGATGATACATTTATCCGTCAGATCATGCTGTATCGCCATGTAAGATGCTATACATGGCAGGAAGTTGCTGAGAGTATAGGACGTATAACACCTGAGAGCATACGGAAACAACATGATCGGTATTTAAAGAAAAATTGTGAGAGTGAAGAGGAGGATATATAGGGTAAAAAATGGAATCAGTACAGCAGAGAATGAAAAGACTGGGAACTCATGAAAAAATCGTAGCATTTGTGCAGAAACAAAATCAGAACTATGCCTTTAAACGCAGATATGCGGTCACAAGAGTAAAAGAGTTTATAAGTGAGTGCGACAAGCGTGGACTTAATAATCATGTGTCTGTGGGAGGATTAGACAGCATTATCCTGTATTTGTTTATAAATGAGGTATGTCATGAGGATGTGCCAGGAGTATCAGCATCAACGCTCGAAGACTCGAGTATACAGAGTGTTCACAAGGCACTTGGAATTATAAATATCCCACCGTTGATGAGAGAGGACGGCAAACGCTGGACAAAACCGAGAGTTATACAGGAGTTTGGCTTTCCTGTCATATCAAAGGAGATAGCCGGCAAGATAGAACTGCTCCAGAATCCAACAGAGAAAAATAAAACTGTGCGACATGCGATCATCACAGGCGAGACAGGAGAGTATGGAGGATGGCAGAAAAACTCTAAGATGCAGTTGGCCAACCGATGGCTGAAGCTTTTCGGAGGATATGAGAACGAAAATGAGGGATGTCAGTATCAGAAGCCAGACTTTAAGGTGTCAGCAAAATGCTGCTATTACCTCAAAGAAAAGAATTGTGATGACTGGGGCAAGGAACACCATAGTGTACCGTTTCTCGGACTCATGGCATCAGAGGGTGGTCGCAGAGCAAAGAGCCTTATGATGAATGGATGTAACTATTTTGGTGCATCAACTATCAGATCAGCACCGTTTGCCATATTTAACAGGCAGGATATATTAACACTTGCATTGGAGATGGACGATTTGTGGAAGAGAGGTCTTAAAGATAAATATCACAAGAGGTTGATTGAAGAGGGCAGGATTACAGATAAGTTTGAGATGCCTGATAGCATTATACCAAGTATATACGGAGTGATAGATAAAGCTCCTGACGGCACTTTAAGAACTACCAAAGCTCAAAGGACAGGATGCAGTATGTGTGGTTTCGGAATACACATGGAAAAAAGACCGCACAGGTTTGATCTGCTATACGAGAAGAACCCAAAAGAGTGGGATTATTTGATGTTCCACATGTGTAAAGACGAGAGCGGCAATGATTATGGGTGGGCGAAAGTGCTGGACTATATTGGTGTGGGCTGGGATCCATCCATTATAGGCGGTAACTGTAAGGGACAGATGTCGTTACCGCTGGATCAGATGAGGTGAGATAAAAGATGATATACGGAGAATTAGTAATTGACAACTTTGCTGGTGGGGGCGGTGCTTCCACCGGAATAGAGTTAGCAACAGGATATAGCGTAGATATAGCCATTAACCATGATCCTGAAGCTATTAAGATGCATAAAGCCAATCATCCGAATACGAAACACTATTGTGAAAACGTGTGGGCGGTGGATCCTGTAAAGGCTTGCAATGGTAATCCGGTAGGACTTGCTTGGTTTTCTCCTGATTGCAAACATTTTAGTAAGGCAAAGGGTGGCAAACCTAAAGATAAGAATATCCGTGGTCTTGCGTGGGTTGCTTTGAGATGGGCAGGACTGGTAAGACCAAGAGTAATAATGCTTGAGAATGTCGAAGAATTTAAAACATGGGGACCATTGAACAGACGGCATCATCCTATCAAGAGCAAACAGGGTTATACATTCAACAAATTTGTACAGCAGTTTAGCGAGTTGGGGTATGATGTGCAATTTAAGGAATTGATAGCAGCAAATTATGGAACACCTACCATGCGCAAGAGATTTTTTATGATTGCTCGTTGTGACGGCAAGCCGATTGTGTGGCCAAAACCTACACATGCGCCAGCCGATAGTGAGGAGGTAAAAGCAGGATTGCTCAAGCCGTATGTAGGAGCATACACGCAAATAGATTTTAGTAGACCTTGTCCGAGCATTTTTGATACATCGGAAGAGATAAAAGAAAAATACGGCATACGGGCGGTAAGACCACTTGCAATCAAAACAATGGAGAGGATAGCAAGAGGACTGAAAAAGTTCGTTATTGATAATCCGGAACCGTTTATTATTCAATGCAATCATGGTGGGGAGCGTAGACCAAATGATATAAGAGAGCCGATGCCGACTATCACAGGAAAACACGGATATGGGATTGTTGAACCGACACTTGCGCCATACAGGGGAACTAATACAACAAATCATCCGGGCGGAAATTGCAAAGATCCGATACATACGATCACTACAGGAAATCAACAATGCCTTATTAGTCCTACGTTGATACAATATCACTCTGAAACAGTCAAAGGGGAAGTCCGAGGGCAAACAATAGAAGAACCAATAATGACAGTGGACGGATCAAATAGATACGGATTAGTTACATCGTTCTTACATAAATACTATGACGGTGGTTATAAAGGAGCAGGAGAAAACATAGAGAATCCATTACCGACAGTAACAGCATGGGATCATAACAGCGTAGTGACAGCAAACCTTATTCAAATGAACAATCATTGTGATGGAAGGGATATGCGAGATCCTATACCTACAATTACCGCTGGTGATGGTCATTTCGGAGAAGTCAGAGCATTTTTAATCAAATACTATGGTCAAGGCACAGGACAGGATATTAATGAGCCTCTTGATACAGTAACATCACGTGATCGTTTTGGACTGGTAACAATAGATGGTACAGATTATCAGATTGTGGATATTGGTTTAAGGATGTTGGAACCTAGAGAACTGTATGGATGTCAGGGATTTCCAGCAGATTACATAATCGACCATGATTATACTGGTAAGACATACCCACGAAGCGAACAGGTACGCAGATGTGGCAATGCAGTGTGTCCACCGATACCAGCAGCAATGGTCAGAGCAAACCTACCGGAACTTTGCATAGCAGAACGAACACCAAACATGCAGATTAAGGCTGAAAACAATGGACAGCTTAGATTTGCGTGAACATAAAAAGGAGAAAAACTATGACATTACAGGAATATGAGCAGCAGGGTGGTTGTGTTGGATGCCAGTTTTATGAAGCGATTGACACAGACGGAAGCTGTGTATGTATATTCAATTGGTCTGATGATGAGTCAGAGGATTGGAACTATAGCAGAAATTGCGAGGAAATTAGTGAGTAGAGGAAAAATCATGAAGAAACATTTTGAAAATAGACAATGTATAATAAGCAGCAGTATTTTTCTCCTAGTGCAGCGAATCAGATGTGTTGCTGTAAAAATTGCTCTAAGATTAATAGAAAAAATGTTGCACAGGAATATTGTAGAAATAATCCGGTAAGATTTCGTAACGACTGGGTACATAAGTCAAAGATAAGTCAGATGAGCGATCTTGCAATGGTAAATGAGTTGGCTAGAGCTGCAGGAAAAACTTATGGAATATATGTGATGCAAGAGGCATTAGCTAGTAAAGGGCAGCAGTCAGAGGAAAGGAGTACAATATGTCAGGAATAGATTTTATAGTATACGGAATTATATTAACTATTGCTCTGATCGGAACAACAGAGTTTGTAATAGGGCTGTTATTGCTTAGGGAATACGATAAGCGGCAGAAAGATAGGGATAAGGAACATGGAGAATAGATATTTATATAGGGCAAAGAGACTTGATGATGGAAAATGGATACAAGGCTATCTATACGGAATATGGGAGCGGATATATATATTGTGGGGAATGTGTAATGATGTTCCATGCATGATAGAAGTAGATCCGGCTACCGTGTGCCAATGTACTGGATTAGAGGATAAGAACGGTATGTTAATATTTGAAAATGATATTTGTTCCAGGAAAGAATCACATCCGGAAATTGTAAAATATCATGAGGGTGATTGGATACTCGACTACAGCTATGTAAGCGGCAAGGAATATGGGTACAATTGGTGTAATTTGGGATTTTATGTATTTGAAAGACCTTGTGTAGAAGTTATAGGAAATGTGTTCGATGATAAGGAATTATTAAATTAGAATTTAAGAAAGACAAGGAAACATGGCATGGTACGCACTTTATAAATGGTACAAGAATTGGAGCAAGATAGGATACCATAATATGATTGAATGGTATTCTATGAAGCTAAATCCACCAGTATTTAAAACAATAAAATATTGTAATATCAAAAAATATAAACATAAATATAATTAGTTTTGAGGAGATGATAGCAAATGGTTAAAATAACTAATAGAAGAAAATTAAATCAATTTGTTGTAATCCCTACTTTTGGCGCAGCGTGGGGAGATGAAACAAAGGGAGTGCATATATATTTAACATGGCTACGTTTTAGACTAGGGATTAAATTAAACAGATTCTAGGGATTGTGAGCTGTTAGACTGATTTTTAAGGAGAAATATGTGGAAAATAATATTTGAAATAAAAGGCAGAGCAAAAATGACTGTCACAGGAAAAGAACAGATTACGTTCAAACAAGCACTTGGGTATTATGTCAGTTTTGGAATGTATTCGGAAAATTCAATTTATCAACAATATCCAAAGAGTAAAAATGCAGCAGTCACTCTGGATGATAAGTTGCTGGAACTATGGGATGAGGATATTACGGGGACAACCCGCGAAGAGGCCCAGGGAATGCTATCACGTATAAGAGAGCACGTGAGCAAAGCATACAAAGATAGTAGACAAAAAATGGAGGTAGGAAATGATGTTTAATTTCACTGAAAGAATAGAACTATTACATGGTATCGAGGTTGATACTGAAGATGATGAATTATATGATGAAGCGTGCGAGGAGGCGGCCGAGTTACTAAATAGTCGTAAGGTTCAGGATAAAAATGATGTTCTAAATATATTCATAAAGCTATTTGGAAAAGAAAAGGTTAAATTAGTAGAGGATGGCAGTGGTGATGTAGAATTTGAGAATTACTAAAAGAAAGGGCATATAATGAATGGACAAAATGAATGTGCCGACTGCCGGTACTATGATGAGTGTGGCAGACCGGAAAGACCGATAAAATGCATGGGATATGAGGAGGCAGCAGTTGAGAAAAAGGATGATAAGCGAAGCTATACCAACAGAACAAAAGAAATGTGCATATGAACCAGAAAAAATCTGTACTACAAAGTGCAAATACTATAGAACCTGTGTGGGAAATCCCAACAAAATATTATAGTGCACATTAAATGCGTATAAAAGACTTGACAAATACGCATTTAATACGTATAATACAATCATAAAGAAGAAAGGAGGGTACATATTTGAAAAGAGCTGACTTGATAAGGCGGCTAGAAAAAAACGGATGGTATTTGTTGAGAAATGGCTCCAACCACGATATTTACACTAATGGTGTAATCAAGGAGACTATTCCAAGACACAAAGAGATCAGCGAAAGACTAGCAAAGACCATTCTAAAGAGAACAGGGGTATAACCCCTGACTCTTTGGGAATACTAATCAAGAAGCTAAAGATACATATGAAAGTAAAAAAGTCGGAACTTGGAGGAATATTATGGGAACAAGTACATTAGTATATCCAGTTATTTTATCAAAAGATGGTGACGGATATTTTGTAACTGTACCTGATTTTGATGTCAATACTGAAGGAAGAGATGTTGTAGATGCAATTGCTATGGCCAGAGACGCAATTGGAATTAATATTTTACAATTAGAAGATGAAGGAGAGGCGGTGCCAGAACCATATTCACGGAGTTATCAAATGCAGGATGATGATATATTAACACTTGTAGATGTTGATATGATTGACTATAGAAAAAAACATGATAATCGTACAGTCAAAAAGAACTGTACGATACCATACTATTTGAATGTAGAAGCAGAAAAAGCTGGAATTAATTTTTCACGGATTTTACAGGAAGCCTTAAAGCAAAAACTTTATGGTTGATATTGTTAATTGTTATGATATAATTAATTAGTTCAAATATGTATTCTTTATTAGAAAGACACCTTTGTCGTGGGAGGTGTCTTTTTTATATATGAGCCTTAACTGGATGTAGGGCGATTAATGAAGAAGATGATGCAGCAGTTCATAGAGGATAACAAAGAAAAATAAAATTTTTAAAAGTTGTCCGTTTTGTCCGCTCAATTTATGTTATTATGTAAGCAAAGAGAATTGGTAAATAACCAGTTCTCTTTTTTTGTACATGAAGGGTGGTGTTGCAAATGGCAAAAATCAGCGCCAAACAGGAATTATTCGTTGACGAGTATCTGATAGATCTGAATGCAACACAGGCTGCAATAAGAGCTGGATACTCACCCAAGACTGCAGAACAGCAAGGAAGTAGATTGTTGTCAAATGTTAAGGTTAAAAGTCGCGTAGCAGAAAAGATGGCTGAAAGATCAAAAAGATGTGGCATCAATCAGGATAGGGTATTACAGGAATTGGCAAGAATTGCATTTGTAAATCCTGCTGATGTAATCAATATGTCTGATGCCTCAATAAAGGATGAGGCATCTTTTGATGATTTGGCATGTATTCAGTCTGTAAAAGTAAAGACTGTTAATGGTGATAAGGGAGAGTCTACAGAAAGAGAAACAAAGCTAAGTGACAAGTTGCGGGCATTGGAACTGTTGGGAAAACATCTTGGAATATTCACAGATAAAGTTGATTTGAATACTGATATGGATTTGAATATTCACATTGACTATGGTGGTGATGATGAATGAATATAAATATTCAGGCTAATAAATCATTCAAGGAGGTAGATCAGAGTACCAAACGATACATAGTGATGAAAGGCTCAGCAGGATCTGGAAAGTCTACGGACACAGCACAGAACTATATCCTGAGATTGATGAAAGATAAAGGACGCAATTTACTATGTGTCAGAAAAGTTGATGTAACGAACAGGGATAGCACTTTTGCAGAATTGCAGGGTGCTATTTTTCGTATGTTCGGAGAGGAGTATTCCAAGTATTGGTATATCAATGAGTCGGCTATGAAGCTGAGGTGCAAAGGCAATGGTAACGAGGTGATTTTCAGAGGAGTCAAGGACGATGCACAGCGTGAGAAATTGAAGTCAATCACATTCAAGAGAGGAAAGCTTACGGATGTATGGATTGAAGAGGCAACAGAGCTGACACAGGCAGATTTCGAGATCATAGATGACCGACTTCGAGGACTGTTGCCAGACGGCATTTTTTATCAGATCAGAATGACATTCAATCCGGTGAGTGCCTCTCATTGGATTAAGAAGCAGTTCTTTGATCGTGCTGATCCGGATGTAATGACACACAGCTCTTCATATCTGAATAATAGATTTATTGATGATGCATACCACAGACGTATGCTCAGACGTAAAGAGGTTGATCCGGAAGGGTACAGAGTATACGGATTAGGAGAGTGGGGAGAGACAGCAGGTCTTATTCTCCATAACTATGAGATTGAGCTGATATCGCAGAAATTTGAGGATTATGATGATATATCAATAGGACAGGATTTCGGATTTAATCACGCAAATGCGATTTACATATATGGTTACAAGGATGGAGACATCTATGTGATGAAAGGTCTGTACGGATATGAGAAAGACACTACAGAGTGGATAGCAGAGGCAGATGGTAATATCCCAAAGAATAAAGTCATGTGGTGTGACTCCGCAGAGCCGGACAGAATAAAAATGTGGAAGAAAGCAGGATATAGAGCTAGATCTGTACATAAAGAGCAAAATAGTGTTAAAGCTCAAATAGACTGGCTCAAGGGCAGGAAGATTCACATAGATCCATCCTGCGTGAATTTTATCAAAGAAATAGAACAATGGAAGTGGAAGTTTGATGACAAGCGGAGCGAGTATCTTGATGAACCCGTTCCTTTTTTTGATGATGCAATGGCATCACTAAGATATGGAGTTGAGGGATGGAGAAAGCCAAAGGCTCACCTCAACACAAGTTTGAAAGGCGGTATTTAATGGCAGCACCAGATGTATTCAGGATCTCCGATGATGAGGTCATGGACGAGATTAAATTATCAGAATATATATCAAAAAATGATGCACTCGTATCGACCAGATACAAGAAGCTGCAGGATGCTTACGAGGGAAGATATGAGATATTCAACTTGCCTAAAAAGGAAAAGTGGAAGCCTGATGTAAGGATCGCAGTTAATTTTGCAAAATATATCACGGATACGATGAATGGCTTTTTTATTGGTATTCCAATCAAAGTCTCTTCGCCAGATAAAAAGGTAAATGAGTATATTAATTATCTGGATCAGTACAACGATCAGGATGACAACAATGCAGAGCTTGCGAAGATCATGAAGCAGTATGGCAGGGGATATGAGATGTACTATGTTGATGATATGGGAAATATTGGTATCACCTATCTCGATCCAATGGAGTCATTTATGGTATATGATGAGTCAATCCTTATGCGGCCACGTTATTTTGTGCGTACATACAAAGATAAAAACGATATCAGACATGGTTCGATATCCAATGAAGTATCAATAAGATATTTTGATATTGACGGAGGGCTTAAGTTCCGTGATGAGGAAGAGATACACGGATTTGATGGTGTGCCGGCTGCGGAATATGTAGAAAATGAAGAGCGACAGGG